GCCCTGCTTTTCTATCTGCTCGTTTCGTGGTACAATTGGATCGTAGCAAGAGCCAAGTAAAGGAGGTTGCCTATGTCTATCATACCTGATCTAGCTGTCTACCTGGACGCGGCCCTAGCTGAGAGCGGCTACAGCGTGCTATGGCCTGGCCCCATCCTCGACGAGCCCGAATGCTCAGACCCCACGCCAAGCATTGAACGCCTACTGGACATGCGCGACGAGATCGCGGGGTGGGGTGAATTGGATCAGCGCGTTCTGTTGGGATTGGTTGAGGAATCCACCCAAGAAGAGATCGCCGACGAGTTGGGCGTCAATCAGGCTACCGTTAGCCGCCACCTACAGACTATCCAGACCCGTCTGGGCGGCGAGTTTCAATGAGTTTCAAAAACTCGTCCAAAACCGTGCATAAAATGGCCGACTTTTTGTGTGTATATAGTGAGGGGTAGAAACATGGGCCACTGTATGCTCTGTGACGCGCCCTCGTTCGGCAGACAAGTTTGGTGCCCCCGCTGTTCCCGTATGCTCGCAGTCTATGGCCGTTGCTACTCCGACTGGCCCCCTGCTATCAAGGCCCTCTATCTCGACATGCGCCGAGAACAATATCGCATAACCAGAGACCGTCAGCGCGAGGTGGACACGGCTGGCCGTTACGATTGTCTGACCCAGGGCGAGGACGGGGCCAGCGTGGAGATGTTTCACTACGAATGGGATACCTCGGGCGGCCCGCTGCGCTGTCTCAACTGCGGCAACGTCTATTCCGATTTCGAGCCGACCTGGCCGCTCCCCACCTCCCGCTGGCAGGTTCCGATCTGCCCCAGGTGCGAAGGCGGCTGGTTCGCGGATGGCGATTCTGCCGAGCGCGACACTTCCCGCACGCCTCTTTTACAGGAGGTCGCTCTAGACACCTAACATGGCGTGGTCTGTGATAGTCCGTGTCGCGCCCGGCATCGCAAAGCAAAGGAGAAAGAGAATGCTCAACAACCTGGCCCTGCTTTTCGGCGTAGCCCTGGTGGGCTGCGCGTTCATCGTGTCGTTCACGGGCGCACGCTACTATGGCGTGCCCAGGTGCTGGACGTGTGGCGTTCGCATGGCGATGACTCAATCTACCTGCGTGTGCCTCGCGTTCGCCCTGCTTGCCCTGGTCTATTGGCCCTATCGCATGGCGTTCACGTCATGCTCTGTCGCGGGTCTGTGCCTGGCCCTGGTCTGCGCCAGCATCCTGGAAGTGCGGCGGGTGATCCTGCTGTATCGCTGTAGGCGGGTGTGAGATGGCCTACAGCAGACTCACGCCCCAACGCAAGATGTTTTGCCGCGAGTATCTCCGCCTCCGCAACGCGACCAAAGCTTACATTGCGGCGGGGTATTCACCAACGGGCGCTGACCGTGGGGCCTCCCGGCTTTTGAAGAAGCCTGTCATCCAGGAGTACATCGAAGAGCTTTTGCGCTCTGTCCATTTGGGTAAAGACCAGGTGGTCTCCATGCTGCACGAGATCGCGACGGGCGAATGGACCCAGTACATTGTTGCGACCGAGGACGGCTCCCCCTCGCTGGACTGGCAACGTGTGATCTATGATGGCAAGGGCTACATGCTACGCGGCTTCAAGCCTACGGCTCAGGGTATCGAGTGGAAACTGTGCGACTCCCAGGAGTTGCTGGTCAAGATCGCTGAGGCCCAGGGGGTGCTTGAGACCAAGGGAGATCGCAGCGAGCAGGCGGCGAACGCTGCGTTCGTGGACCTTGCGAACCAGATGTTGCGGCGCATCAAGGAGGCGGAGGATGGTAGTTGAGATACCGCTGACGCAGGGCAAGGGCGAGTTCGCGCGCCTCAATCCGGTGTAACGCGATGGGATCGCTGATCTGGAAAGCGCTTGAGAGCGATCGGCAGCAGTTATGGGACGCGATGGGCTACAGGCCGCTTCCCTTGGCGCGCAAGATACATCTCGACCCGCACAGGATCAAACTGATAGCGGGCGGAGAACGCGGGAGCAAGAGCTACACCACCGGCTACGAGATCGCGACGTGGGCCTGCCTGATCCCTCACAAGGGCCTCATTTGGATTGTGGCGGATACTTACGAGTTGGCGCGGAACGAGTGGCGATACTGTTATGAGGCCCTGTCCACCATAGGCGCGCTCGACCCGTCGCGGCCCCCGTCCATGCCCTCGGTGGGCGCCTGGACGATGTGGACGCGCAGCAAGACGGAGATCAGTACGCGGTCCGCACATGACGCGCTGACTCTCGCTGGTCGCGCGCCTGACGCAATCGCAATGGTCGAGGCGGCGCAGATGAGCGAGGAGGTCTTTCTCCGCTGTCGTGGGCGTGTGGCCCAGGCGCGCGGCCCTCTGTGGCTGTCCGGTACGTTCGAGCGAGCATACCTGACTGGCGAGTGGTACGTGGACAAATACAACGCATGGATCACGGACAACGAGGACGACGCGCGGGCCTTTTCGATGCCCACCTGGGCGAACACGTACCTATTCCCTGGCGGTGAGAACGACCCCGAGATACTGGCGCTCAAGGCCATGTATCCGCCTGACCTCTATATGGAGCGCCTTGGGGCCACCCCCTGCCCACCGAGCAACCGAGTGTTCCGTCTCTTTGACCCGACCAAGCACGTCAGCCTCGACGCCGAGTTCGACACGGAGCGGCCCGTGCAGGTCTGGACCGATCCGGGGTGGGCCTTCGCCTACGCCGTGTTGGCTGTGCAGCGCGTTCCGGGCACCGATGGCGACAACGTGAACGTAATAGATGAGGTCTATCTGGCTGGCTACACGGCGCAGCAGGTGATCGAGATCGCCAAGCAGCGGGTTTGGTGGCCCAAGGTTCAGGCGGGTGTGATGGACATTGCGGGCAAGGCTCACCCTGGGGCTGAGTCCCAGGAAGAAATCTGGCGCGCTATGACCGGCCTGCCTATCGTGATGAACGCGGTGCTGATCCCTGACGGGATCGTGCGGCACCAGACCTATCTCATGGATGACCGCCTCATGGGGCGGCCCAAGCTCCTCCACCACCCTCGGTGCGAGAACACTGTGCGTGAGTATTGGCGCTACCGCTACAGAGAGGACGGCGCCAATCGCAACGCGACCGAGGTTCCTATAGATCGAGACAATCACGCGCTCAAGGCCATCGCTTACGGGCTGATCGCCAATTTCGGCCACGTCCGCCAGGAGCGAGAGCCCAAGCGTGACCAGATTCAGTTGTCATTCAGGAGGCAGTGAGTATGCCAAGAAAAACGATTGTGGTCACACCCTTGCCCTCCGCCCTGGAGCGCAAGCTAGTGGAGTTCATGTTGAGGCGTCCACCCGCCATCCGCTGGTCGAATGGGCAGGGCGATCTGTGTTGGCCTGCGCAATGGATCGAGGACGCCATGAGCACGGTCAAGGATCGTACCGAGCTTGCCCACCAGACGCTGGCGACCGTGGGCCGGTGGATCGCGGCAGGCTGGTATGAACCCGATGTGCCCGAGACCGCCTTATTGCAGGGCCACCTCACGCCGGATGGCCGCGCGACGCTGGCTGAGAAGCACGAGCTAACCCCGCCAGTGTTCGAGCAGCCATGGCTGATGATAGACAACCGGCCCTAAACGTCTACGCACTTTCCTCCTCCCCCTGCCGCCTGCGTTGAGCCCATACCCTCGCAACGCGGGCGGCCCCCTCTATCCGCGCGCAAGGAGTACCGCATGGCAGAAACCGTATACCCCGACCTGGCCTCACTGGAAGCGCGTCTCAAGACCGAGTGGGCCGGACGCGACGCGCTCATCGAGGAGATGCGCGCGTTACGATTCATGGACAAAGCACCGGACGTGCCCGCGGCCTATGAGGCCGAGGTCGTCCGCACCCCCATCGCATATCAGATCGTGGAGCGCATTGTCGGCACCCTTACCGCAGACGACCCGCTCATCACCGTTCCGCCCCCCGCCGAGACTGACAAGGCTCAGACCCAGGCCAGCCGACTGGAGAAGGGCACCATGAGTATCCTGCGAGAGATCGCCCGGCAGCAGGGCGAGGACCCGCTTGAGCGATTCGTCGAGTGCCTGGTTGCTGACGGCCATGGCTGTATGAGGATGCTCTACGCCCCGCAGATATGGCACGGAATGCCCCGCAAGAAGAAGGGCCAGAACGACGAGGAGTACACCGACTCCATCGAGGAGTGGAAGAAGGGCAAGCCCATCCCCATCTCCTGGCAGTGGATCGACCCGCTCAACGTCTATCCGGTGTGGGACGAGGCAGGCTTGGCCTACGTGCTGGAATCGGACAAGCGCGACGTGGCGACGCTGAACCCGCGCGCCTGGAACGTTCGCGACGATCTTCCCGAGCTAACAGACCTGACCCGAGCGGACAGCAACAACGAGACGGGCATGGTCACGTTCCAGCAGCTATGGACGCGCGACATGCTGACCTACGCCGTCAATGGCGAGGTCGTGCATCATCAGAAGCACCGTTACGAGCGCCCGCCCTATTTCTACGGTTTCGGCATCAGCCCCTCGACGACCGATAGGGCGCGGCGCGGGCTGTCGGTGCTGTATCCGCTGCGAAACATCCTGCCGCAGTTTGACCGGATGCTCTCGCAGAAGGCGACGGCGGTGCGCGTCTGGTGCTGGCCGACGCCAGTGCTCCACATCAAGAGCAATCAGGCGCTCCTGTCGCAGATCACCAACGGTCAGATTCAGATCGAAAGCGGCGTGCCTCGCACCATTGAGATTCGCCCTGGGCAAACGGTCACCCTCTATGAAGATGAGGAGATCGGCTTTCTCACCTGGCAGGGCAATGGCCCTGACGCGGATGAGATGATCGCCCTTATGCAGCAGATGATCCAGAAGGCTGGCCTCTCTGACGTGATGTACGGCCAGTCGGGCAGCGGCGACTCGGGCTACCTGGTCAATCAGTTGATCGCGGCGGCCCGGATGAAGCTCAAACCCATCGTGACCCACGCCGAGAGCGCAGCCGAGCACATGGTACAAGTGCTTTGGGACATCGTGGAGGATCAGATCAAGCAGCCTCTCTACGCCTACACGCGCACCGGAAAGAAGGGTGGGTGGGAGAAGCTGGACCCCGAGGATATGAGCGGCTATCGCCAGGTGCAGATCAAGATCAACCCGCTACTGCCCACCGACACCTACGCCAGATCGTCCCAGGCCATCAACGAGCTAAGGGCTGACCTGCGCGACCCCATCAGCGCGATGGAGGAGATCGGGATCGAGCAGCCCGACGAGATGGAGCGACGGGTGCTGTGGAACAAGATCAAGCAGACGCAGCCGATTATGGAGATCGTGATTCGGAGCGTAGCGGAACGTTATGGGCTGAGGATGCAGGAGCAGGAGCAGCAGGCCCAGGGCATGAGCCCCGAGCAGCTACAGGCGATGCTCCCGAACCTGCCGCCCGGACTACAGCAGATGCTCATGGCACAGATGATGGGCGGCCAGCAGCAGGCCCCAGGTGGTGGGCCAGCCGTGATGGCGGCCCCAGGGGTGCAGGCGGCTCCAGGGCCGCCCGTGCCGCAGGCTGGCGCGGGGATGATGGGCCAGGTCGGCCCTCAGACGCGGCCCGCAGGGATAGCGATGGGACGCGCCCCGGGTGCGCAGCGCCAGGGCACGGAAAGGAGGTAGGCCCGATGCCAGTGATGAAATGACCGAACGGCAAGTACAGGATCGGGTCCGGTCCTTGTATGTACGGGAGTCTAGGGAGCGCGGAACGGGCCTATACCGCCTATCGTGCCAAGAAGCACACGGCGCCCAGGGCGAGCAGGCCCAAGCGCAAGGGGAAGTGACGTATGGCAGCCAAGCAGCACGAGAACCCGCTCGACACGTTGGTCGACTTTTGTGTGGATCGCCTCTCGGAGATCGTCGATGCAATCCCCGAGGACATCCCGCCATTTGGGAGTCAGAAGCTGACCACCGAAGAGCAGTTGGAGCGATACGCAGAGATACGTGAGGACCCGCAGGCTTGGGCGAAGCTGGCGGATGCTCATGGGCTACGCGGGATCATCGAGTATGGCGTCAAGATGGAGGCGCTCCACCAAGCGCGCGTCCAAGATCACCAGAAGGAGGCAGAGAGAGATGCACGAAGAATCAGTGGCGGAGATATTGGCGCGAGCGCATAGGGAGTACGGGCCGCCCGGCACCGAGGCCCAAGCGCGGGCCTACATAGCAGCGGTTCGAGAGGCCCAAAAGAACTCCTGCTATGAGTGCTGGCTACCGCGCTGCCCGGAGTGCGGCATGGCAGCCTTGCCGTTCGAGTCCTACTGCGTGAAGTGTGGCACGGGAAAGTTCATTCACACCCTGTATGACGTGGTGGTGGGCGAGGACGTGTTGAAGCGCGCCTGGGAGATTTGGATGGCCGAGGTTGTGTGCGCGCCCGACGAGCCCGAGCCCACGCTGCCCCGAAGAGACGGACGGGTGGCGGCGGAGCTACTGCGCGTCGCGTCCAGGCTGGTCGAGCTTGCGGCGGAGCTAATCGAGGACGGATAGGGCCTGGTGACCCGTGGTCCGCCCCCGGTATCCATTCCGGGAAGTCGGGCGGGTTGTGCGGCGAAAGCCCCCCCCAGGCCCACCCCTGCTGTTGAGTTGTTCGATCTATCTAAGGAGGAAATGTACGCATGAAACAAAAACTTTTCCGTCTGGCTTTGACTCTGGT